CGACGAGCTGACCGGCACGCTGCGGACCGTGTTCCTGTTCAGCCGGACCGACACGCAGGAACTGGGGTCGATCGCGAACACCGCTAGCAAGATCACCAACTACCAGTTCACCGACGGTGCTGGGTCCGGGCAGGCCGACCTGGTCTACGCCGAGACCAGGACGATCCCCGCGAACACGATGGAAACGTTTGACCTTCTGAACCTCGACCAGCCCACGCTGGGCGTGAACGTGGCGTTTACGTTCCGGCAGCTGCGGGCCATTCGGGTCGTGAACGAGTCGGCCGTGTCGGGCCAGAAGCTGTTTATCGGGGTCAATCCTGGCTCGCCGACGTCCGTCTACGCGGCCGAGGTCGGGCCGGGCAGCGAGTGGCACGCGGTCAACTACCTGAACAGTTGGCGGGTGACGTCGGAAAACTCCAACGTTTCGATCTCAAACCCCAACCCCACGGGCGTCAACTACTCGCTGTACCTCATGGGGACCAGCGTCACCGGGCCAACGGGACCGTAGCCAATGGCGTCGACGTTTTCGCTATCTGGGTCGCTACGGGTCTCGCCCATCTGGGTCGAGCCGCTCGACGCTTCCACGGTTACCGACGCCACGTCGGCGCTGATCTCGTTCGCGTTGGAGAACGGGACAGCGAGTGGCCAGGCCAATGCCTACTGGCGGGATCTCGTCAGCGTATCGGCGACCAGCACGACATGGACCGGCAAAAGCTGCTGTTGATCAGAAACCGCTCGACCACCATCGGCCTGACGGTGGCCCTGGGCACCTCGGTGACGGCCGCCCTGAACGCTGGCGGCGTGGTGCTCGCGAGCAGCACCGCGGCCGGCTGGTCCGAGACATCGCTGACCCTGACGAACGCCGGGGCGTCCGCCGTCAGCGTCGAGGTCTACCTAGTGGGAGTCAAAGCATGATCGCCGACGCACCGATTTCCGCCGCCAGCCGGTTTACCGACGTGGTGAACGCCGCCCGGGCCTACGTCCTGACTGCCAAGCTGGCCGCGGCCGACGGCCTGACGTGGGCCGAGTTTGGCGAGCTGCTGGTGGGACTGCTGCGGCTGTCGGTCCAGGCGGCCGACCTGCTCAACGTGCCGGGCGAGCAGAAGAAGGCCGTCGTGATGGAGGCCGCCGCGGCCCTGTTCGACGCCGTGGCCGACAAGGCTGTCCCGACGCTGGCTTGGCCGTTCTGGGTGCTAGCCCGGCCGGCCGTGCGTTCGCTGGTGCTGGCCCTCGCGAGCGGGGCCGTCGAACAGATCCTGCCAATGGTGAGGGCTTCCTGATGCTGACCGCCGCGTTGATCATCGCCGCCGCCCTAGTGCTCGGCGGGAAAGACCTCTGGCAGAAGGTCACCGACCTGGCCAGCCGGCTGCCGCTGCCCGAGTTGTCGTGGCGGCAGGTGGCGGCGGCTGTCCTGCTGATCGGTGCGGTGGCTGCGTTCAATCTTGGCAATCCTGTCACGCCATCGCCAGCGCCCCCGGCACCTGACGGCCCGCTTGAGCTGCGGGGCCTGTTCACCGGCCCGACCGGGGCCGAGGACGCCGCCGTGGTGGCGGCCCTGACGGGCGAGCTGGCCGACGAGATCGCCTGGGACGGCAGTCAGACCGATCCCTTTCTGCGGACCGGCGTGGCCATCGACGACCTCCGGCAGCGGGCGAGGGAGTTGCGGTGCCGGGGCGTGTCGATTGGCCAGCGGCAGCCCGCGGCCCGGGACGCGATCGCCAAGCACCTCGAGGCGGCCGTTGGGACGTCCGGCGGCCCGATCGACGAGGCGGCCCGGGCGGCGTGGGTGAAGGCCCTCCGCGAGATTTCGGAGGCGGCCACCCGTGTCACGCGCTGAGTCAAACGCCGTCCGGCTGTTTGTCACGCTGTTCCTGATCGTCGTGGGCGTGTTCGCCCTACTCGACGCCCGGCGACGCGCGGCCATTGGTGCGGCAGAAGGTGCGTTTGGCTGGCAACCAAACCCCGAGGGCGTGGCCGAGTTTCTCGACGAGCTGGGCGAGCGACGCTACTTCAGCCAGGCCGCTCCCGAAGCCATGGCCAAGGCCCAGCACGTCGACACGTTCCTGTATCGGGCCATGGATAAGGCCCACCAGGCCCGCTACGGGAAACCGTGGGTATGCGAGAAGCAGGGGATCGGCGACTGCGTGGCGTGGGGTGCCATGCACGCGGTCTGGTGCTCCGAAGCAATTTCGTGGGATCTCGGCCAAGTCGCCGAGCCGCCGCTGATGCCCGACCCGACCGCCATATACGGCGGCAGCCGGGTGGAGGCCCGCAACAAGCCCGAGGGGTCGGGCGGGTGGAGCGATGGCAGTTACGGCGGGGCCGCGGCCCGCTGGCTGCGGGACTGGGGCGTCGTCTATCGGCAGCCCTTCCCAGATTTGGGATACGACCTGACGACCTACTCCGCCGACCGGGCCAAGCAATGGGGCAACTGGGGCGCGGGCGGCCAGGGCGACAAGGGCCGGCTGGACACGATCGCCAAGAAACACCCGGCCCGGCATGTGGTGGCCGTCAAGACGTGGGACGAGCTGGTGGCCGCGATCACCTCCGGCTTTCCGGTGACCATCGCGTCGAACGTTGGATTCGCCAGCCGGACCGATGAGGTCGGCGCGCTGCAGGCCCAGGGCCAGTGGATGCACCAGATGTGCATCGTAGCGGTGCGCTTTGCCGACAAGTCGCCGCCGGGCGTCAAGCCGATGGACGCCGCCCTGGTCCTGAACAGCTGGGGAACTAAATGGATTTCCTACGCCGGCAAGTATCCGGCCGACCAGCCAGACGGCTCGTTCTGGGCCACGCGCGAGGTCGTGGAGCGGATCCTGCGACAGAACGATTCGTATGCGATTGGCGACGTGAAGACCGGTTTTAAGTGGCGCGACCTGCACCACGGAAACTGGCTCGCCCCCGGACCCATCGAAACCCTTTCCAAGCTCACACCATGACGTTTGACCGCAAGACCGCCGCCGTTGTCGTGATCGGGTTCGTCCTGGGCTACTGGTGGGCCAGTTCGGCCGCGTCGTGGTCGCCCCACACGGACCGGCCAGTGCTGACGTGGATCGCCGGGGCCGCAAAGCGGCTGCTGTGGATCGCCATCGTGGCCGACCCGCCGCCGGGCGAGGTGCAGCTGCGGCACGCCGAGGCCCGCGTGGGCGACGACGGGTTCCGCATGGTCGAACATCGACGGGGGTGGTGATATGTGGCGCTGGCTGATCTCGTGGCTCGTCTGGCTGTCGGCCGACCCGGCCGCCGTGGACCTCGAGCGACCGAAGGCGGCCGCGGCGGTGGCCGCCGCCCGTGCCAGCCTGGCGATCGACGCGCCGGCCCCCGGCCCCAAGCCGCCAGCCCCGATGCCGGGCAAGTGCTGCGGCGAGTGCGGCGGGCGCGGCTACATCGTCATGCCGGACGGCCACCGGGTCGCGTGCCCGTGCCCGGCCACATGCCCCTGTAAGGGCGGCAAGGGGGCCGCTAGCTGCCCTGACGGCCGTTGCCCCGCCCCCGGGGCATCGCCCGCGACGGTTCTACCGGCCCAGCCTGCGGGCGGGAGGTAGCGGTGGGCGATGCCTCGGCGGTGGAAACTCCTCTCTGTGACCTGCGTGACGAGGTGCGACGCCGCATGGGCCACCAGGCCAACGGCTTGGCGGACGCCTGCGACGAGGTCACGACGACCATCTGCTATTTCTGGCCCCAACGCTGGATGGCCGATCTCGCGCGCCGCCACGATGCGTCCGCGTTCTGGCTCGACACGATCGCCGTCATCGAAGCAAAGGTCCGAGAAGACTTAGAGGCCCGGTTCGGCACTGACGGCAACACCATGCGGACGCTTGACCTGCTGGTGTCGGCCGTGGTGATCGAAATGTTTGGCATGTGGTTCGCGGGCGTCGAGGAGCGGATCGCCATGAGGCGGGCGATGTGGGTCGCCCGCCAGGTGCAACGCTAGCCCGCGAGGCCGGCGGCAAAGATCCGAAGCAGGACGATGGCAAGCTGGACGAACAGTTCGGCGGTCATGGGTGCCCTCCTTGGCGTGGTTGTCAGATGACAACAAGCCTATCGGCTGTTGTCAGGTGACAACTTGAGGGCGTCGGCCTTGTGGATGAACAGCAGGCCGTCGATCACGACCGACCGCACCCGACCGTCTTCCGCCAAGCGGCGCATCCACTGCCGCGAGCAGCCGGCCAGCTTGGCGGCGTTGGTGCAGGTGACGTACTCGTCGGTGTCGATCCGCATGGGGGCGGATTCTACCGGCTGGCCGACACACCGCCGAAACGTGCTCCGGTGGCGGCTTCACGTTCCGCCGATCGTGCCGGTTGTGAGTCGCCGGATTCGCACTTGACGCACATTCGGGGACTGGATCGCAAAAACTGTCAGGTCATGCCGATCGTGCCGGTGGTTCCGGGTCTGGGCGGAACACGCGCGGCAGACTCTGCCAGGCCTTCGGGCGGCTAGAGTCGACGACGCGCGGGTCGAGATACGACCGCCGGGTGACCCTGTCGGTGGAGTGGCCAAGGTAACTCGTCGCATCCAGCCCGGCGGCCGCCAGGTGAGAAGCTGTCGAGCGGCGGAGGGCGTGGAACTGCACGTCGCGGCCTTCGCCGAGCCCGGCCCTGCGTGTGATCGTCTTCCAACGCTTGCGGAGCGCTGTCCCCGATGCCACCCACCAGAAGACCGTCGGACCTTCGTGACGGTTGACAGCGTCGACCAGGTCGGAGGCCTCGGGCGACAGCTCGTAGACTCGCTCGGTCCGTCCACCCTTACGGATCGCAGCCGGGACGATCAGGGCTGGGCGGTGCCAGCAGTTCTTCGGCGTGTTCAGGATCGCGGAGATCCGCTCGCCCGTCTCCAGGCCGACGGCGATCAGAGCCGGGAAAAACACGCTCGCCGGAACAGGACCGATCCACCCGTAGGACAGCCTGGCGGATTCAGCCAGGCGGCCCAGCTCCTCCACGGTGAACGCCCGCGGCACGCTCTGCGGCACCAGCTCCGGGGCCACCGTCGGGCGGAGTTTGACCAGCCCGCGGCCCTGGGCGAGGTTCCAGATCGCGAGGATCCCGGACCGCTCCCTGGCCACGCTGTTCGGGGCCTTCGTGGCCGACATCGCGGTTAGCCATTGGGAAACGACCAGGTCCTCGAGGTCGTCCAGGACGGCGGGCCTGCCCAGCCATTTCGAAAACTGCGTGATCGCGTGCCGCAACAGGCGGACACTTTCTGGGGATCGCCCGCGGAGCCGCAGCGGGACGTAGACGGTTTCAAGGAACGTTAGCAGAGTCATTGCGTGATCCTCCTACTGAGGGATAGGTCACGCTTCCATGCGGGATGCCTGCTCCGTTTGTGGGATTCCGCCTGTATCGGTGGTGCGGGTTATCCGCGGCCCGCGGGGTTATTTCCTGTCCCCGCCACTCGCCAACGTTGGAATCCCGTCCGGGGATTCCAACGTTGGCCAGCCCGGCCAGCACTGAACCGTATGGCCGGCCAGGATGCAAAGGCAAACCGGAGGGAGCCGGGATGGCCACGGTGCGGTCCGCAACCAGAAACGAAGGCGGACGCCCGCCCGTGTATGCCCTGTCCGATTTTGGGGAGCGGCTCAAACGCCGGCTGGACCAACGCGGCTGGAGCCGCAACACGCTGTCCCGCGAGACCGGGATCAACGCCTCGACCCTGTGGCGGTGGATGGTGGGCAAGGCCTCGCCGCCGGTCGACAAGGTGGTCGAGATTGCTAGCACGGTGGGCTGCCGGCCAGCCGACCTGATCTCCTGCGGCCGGCCGCGGAAACGCACCCCGACTCCCTGGGGCAAGAGGGTCGATGACTTGGCAGCACAGCGCGGCCTGACCCGCCGCGAGTTGGCCGAACGGGTTGGCATTTCGCCGGTCTCGCTGTGGCAGTTCCTGATGGGCAAAGCGCGGCCTCGATTAGAGACCGCTGGCCGAATGGCGGACGTGCTTGGCGTGCCGCTCGACAAACTTCGATGACACGACGAGGCACCGAAGATGGCAACAACTAGACACGCAGGCGGCAAGCCTCGCGTATTAAAGCGGTGCGCCTTGGGTGAACGGATTGAGCAGTTGGCGGACGCCCGCGGACTGCATATTGATGAGTTGGCTACAGCTGCTGGCATCACTCACCCGACCCTGAACCGGATCTGCACGGGCAGGATTAAGTCTCCAAAACTGGAGACGATCAAGGCGTTAGCCGAAGTGCTCGGCGTAAAAATCGACCGCCTCGCCAGATAGCCCATTTTCGGCTATTTCGCCCGCGTAATAACTGGTGTTGACGCAGTTATTGCGTCTGCGTAATCTCTCGCCCGTGACGTCCACCAACGGACGCCACCGCCCCGGCACGGACGGACCGGCTGGGGCGACAAGGACCAGGGCGAGGGATACGCCATGGCTACCGCAGGACGCGGAGCGACCGGGGCCGCCTCGCCAGCCATAGGAGGGCGACGGAATGAGGGTCACGGTGACGGACTTGCAGATCAGGGCGTGGAGGCGGCAAGGCTACTCGCTCGAGCGGATCGCGTCGGCCTGCGGATTGACTACCTCGCAGATCTCGCGCCGCATACGGCAGATCTGGTCCCTCGACCACAAGCCTCGGACCGATCCCGGACCGGACGAAATCAGCGCGGCCTGCGAGCAGATCCAGCTCGGATGGTCGGAAACCGAGCGGCAGCAAAGGCAGGTCTGTCGCGCCGGAAGGTGGACGCCGGCCGTCGTACCCGTCTCGATCCTGGAACACCTCTCACGCTGAGAGACTGGTTACACCGCGTGGCCCGCTGCCACGCCCACCTGTGCGCCATCGTGCGGCTCTACGGCGACCCGTCGAAAGCGGGCGGCCAGTCCAACGCTGGCGAGACCTACGCGGCCCGTGCGGCCCGCGGTGACCAGACGCTGCTGTACGACTGCATCACGGTCACGGTGGACGAGTTGGTGGCGGTGCGGGACGAGATCCAGGCACGGATCGACGCAGCCCCGCCGACCCAAGCGGCACCGGGCAGCCAGGAAAAGGTTGACGAGATGGCCCGCCGGGCGGAGCGCGGCGAGTCGCTGTTCATCAAGGGGGACGGACCCCGACCGGGCGACGGATCGCCCGGGGTCTGACGGATTGGCTTGCCGGTCGGCGGCGAGGGATCGCAGCCGGCCGGAGTTTGGAGGTGCGTGTGCTGGTGTTGTCACGGAAGACAAACGAGTCGGTCGTGATCCCGGGCCATCGGATTGAGGTCGTGGTCGTCGAGATCGTCGGCGACAAGGTGCGGCTGGGGTTCAAGGCACCGGACCACGTCGACATCTATCGGGACGAGATTTGGCGGGACATCTGTTTTCAGGATTGGAACCAAAGGAGCAACCACGATGGCGCTGAAGATTGAACGAGGGCTGAAGGCCTCGCCCGTGCGGGCGGTGATCTACGGAACCGAAGGGATCGGCAAGTCGACGCTGGCGGCGCAGTTTCCCGCCCCGCTGGTCCTCGACACCGAGGACGGCACGGGGCGGATTGACTGCGCCCGGGTGCTCTGCCGGGACGCCCTCCAGTTGGAGTCGGCCATGCTGGACCTGGTCGGCGACCCGCAGGGGTTCAAAACGGTGGTGATCGACTCCGCTGACTGGTGGGAGCGGCACCTGATCGACCACATGCTGCGGAAAGCGTCAAAGAAGTCGATTGAGGACTTCGGGTTCGGCAAGGGCTACACGATGCTGGCCGAGGCGGCTAGCAAGGGGCTGGGCCTGGCCGACCAGCTGGTGGCCAAGGGGCTCCACGTCGTGTTTGTGGCCCATTCAATCGTCAAGCGGACCAGCCCGCCCGACGAGACCGACGGCTACGACCGCTACGAGTTGAAGCTGACGCGGCAGGTGGCCCCGCTGCTTCGCGAGTGGTGCGACCTGCTCCTGTTCTGCAACTACCGGACGAAGCTGGTCGAGGGCAGCGACGGCCGCAAGAAGGCCACCGGCGGCAAGCAGCGGATCATGTACGCGGAGCGGTCGGCGGCGTGGGACGCCAAGAACCGCTACGGGCTGCCGGCCGAGATGCCG